CGCCGAACAGCAGCAGGGGAACATGAAGGCCGCGCTCAAGATGAAGCTCAGGGAGAAGAGAGGCGATTGTGTTGTAATGGCAATGGGGCATACCCATAAGCTGATTATCGTTCCTCCTTCCGGCAAGCTGTATCTTTACACTGACGAGAACGGCAAAACCAAGCAGGGTTATCTTTCATCCGGCGATTCTACGGCACAGTACATCGACCCCGATCAACGCTGGTACGTCAACACAGGTTCTTTCCTGAAGCTCTATAATGACGACCTGGATGTAAGCGGATACGCTGAGGTGAAGGGCTATGACCCGGTGAATCTTGGCTATCCCGTCATCAAGGTTCGGGACAGAAAAGTGGTGAGCATCGACCCCGTAATTTTGTGATTTGTCATCCTCCCACGTGGTTGTCTAACACACTACCTCGTGTTTTTTCTTGACAAAACAGGCTTTCCATGAGTATTGTTTAGTTTTAGGATAGTAATTTGGCGGGTGGAATGACAGTTAAAGGCTCACGCAACGTAAGAAAGCCGGCGAAATCACGGCCCCATTCTGCCCTTGCCGTAAAACATTAAGGGGAGGCTTTATGTCGCAGTATTATGTAGGAGTAAAGATTGTTTTCGCATGGCCGGAAGTCAAAGATGGCAAAGAAGGCTACGCCGTTAAGTACCCCGATGGCTATACCTCGTGGAGTCCCAAAGAGGTATTTGAGGCGTCGTATCTTCCGATGGGAGAGGGCAATGACGACAGGGTAACAGAAGGGATGGTTAGCCGTTTTATGGGAGCGGTTAAGGGAACCAACCTGGAAGACGGCAAGACCACTCTTGTCAGCGCACAGACTCTTTCTGGATTCATGATACACGAAGCCAGTTCGTGTGTGGACCCCAAGAATTATGATTCGGCTATTGGCTCGCAGATATGCCTCAAGCGGGTTGAGGATGTCTTATGGAAATGCCTCGGCTTTGTCGTCCAGTGGGGCAAATTCGGCCTGAAAGTAACGGAGAAGAAGTAATCCATGTCTCACTCCCCTCCTGCTCTCCCCGATGCCTCTCCTCCTGACAAGAGGAAGCGCGGCAGACCTGTTGGCTCCACTGTATCCAAAGCCGACAAGATGGAAGAGAGGGCGTATGCCTTCATCATGGAGATGTTCTCCAACTACGACGAGCTTAAAAAGGACGCCAGCTTTCAGGAGAGGCTTAAAAAAGATCCTTACCTTGCAAGCACCCTCACCAAAGACCTGAGCCAGTTAGCCAAGCGCATCCTCGATATCACCGTCGCAAAACTGAGACTTGAGGAAATGAAGAACCAGAAGGCGAATGACGGAAGTAGCGGCGACGGGGCCAAGAACGTCTTCATCATCCAGGGTCTTTACGATTCCTCCGCGCCGAAGACCATTGAGGTCACGACAGACGACGGGCCTGTGAAGTTTCAGACGAAGGGGTTGGAAGGGTAATGGGAACGCAGGTCTATGACTACACCCACGTTCCTACGATACGCAGGTTTGCGCTGTCGGATGCGAGGCAGAGAATTCTTCAGGGACCCTTTGGATCAGGTAAGAGCGTCGGTTGCGTCAATGAGATAGTCCGCAGAGGTCATCAACAAGCCCCGTCAACTCTCGATGGAATCCGCAAGACGCGATGGGCTGTGATAAGGAACTGCTATGACGATCAGACTGAGGTTCTCACGGAGAACAGAGGGTGGCAGTTATTCAGGAATCTTGAACCCGATGACAAGGTGGCAACGCTTCATCCTGATACCAACACCCTTGAATTTGATTTGCCTTTGGAGTATTACGCAAGCCCTTACAAGGGTGACATGATTGGCGTTAGCAATGAAGGAATAGATTTTCTTGTAACGCCCGATCACGGTCTTTGGGTATCGAATGTAAATCGTCGTAAGGAAGAATGGGGGCCATACAAACTAAGACCAGCTTACGAAATATACGGCAAAGGAACGTATCGCTTCCAGTGTGTTGCTGACTATCATGGCACTGAAACCAGCCATTCAGTAGATTTCTTTGAATTTCTTGGTTTTTGGTATGCCGAGGGATGTGCCAATGTTTATATCAGTAAAGAAGGCCACGAAAGGAAACATCTAGTTATAACTCAGAAAGCTTTTGTGAATTACACTGATGATTTATTGCATCGAGTGGGATTACCGTACTTTAAGCGAGATAGGGGTAATGGTGCTTTTAATTTTAATATTAAGGTAACTAAAGAAACTATCCCCCTCATAAGGCTTCTTTCTACCTGTGGAAAAGAACTAACCAAGAAATTACAGCCTTGGATGAAAAACGCTCCCGTATCTCACCTTAAAGCCTTTATCCACGGATTTATCATGGGAGATGGACATTATGCTAATGGAAATCACGATGCCACTAGATGTTCAACGGGTTCTAAAGATTTAGCCAACGACCTTCAAGAGATCGCCCTTAAAGCCGGTTACCATACATCTATGAACCACAGGAGATATACGACGCCAGAAGGCGAAGAAAGAGATATTGGTGTAATAACTTTTTTCGTTGAGAAGAAACATAAACCGACAGCGGGAAAGCGACACTGGAGAAGAGAACCTTATGATGGAATAGTCTATTGTTTGAAGGTCCCTAGTGGTCTTCTTTTCACCAGACGCAACGGCAAATGTTCAATAAATTCAAATACATATAGTCAATTAATTGATACTACAATGAAAACTTTCTATGATTGGTTTCCACCTTCAAAATACGGCTTTGAACAGGTCGCCAAGCATAATTACATCATCACTGGATTCGATGGAGTCAGGATTGAGGTCTTCTTCCGTGCGATGGACAGGCCCGACCAAGTTGATAACCTTCTCTCTCTTGAACTCACAGGTGCATGGGCAAACGAGCTTCGTGAGATACCCAAAGAGATTTGGGAAGCCGTCGATGGTCGTATCTTCCGGTATCCTTCCAAACGCGAAGGTGGCCCGACATGGTGTGGAATCATTGGCGACACAAACCCTCCGAATGAAGGAAGCTGGTTACACGAACTCGTTGAGAAAACGAAGCCGTCGAACCTTGAGTTCTTCAGGCAGCCGGGAGGACGTTCGCCTGACGCCGAGAATCTTCCGAACCTTCCTAATGGCAGGGCGTACTACACCGACCTTGCCATAGGCAAATCCCCTGAGTTCATAAACGTCTATATCGATGGCAATTACGGCTTCACGATGAAGGGCGTTCCTGTCTACCAGCTAACCTACAGTGACTCTCTCCATTGTGCCAAACAGGTCATACAGCCCAACAAGAACCTTCCTCTCGTAACCGGATGGGACTTTTACCTTCACCCTGCGCTGATCCTTGGACAGTTGACCCCGAGAGGCCAGCTTATCATTCTGGACGAACTCAACGGCGATGGCATGGGTATCGAGAGGTTCATCGAGCAGATGGTCGAACCCCTTCTCTACGACAAGTACAGAGGGATGTCTGTTGTGGGATACGGCGACCCCACAGGAAGAGTACGGTCATCCACAGACGAAACTACCTGCTATGACGTTCTGAAGAAACACAACTTCCATTGGGTAAAGGAGTGTCACACAAATGCCCCACTCGCAAGGATAGGCGCGGTAGAACACTATCTCACCCGCCTCGTCGATAACGGGCAACCAGGATTTCTCCTTTCCCCGAACTGTCAGATGCTCAGGGAAGGATTCAACGGTGGATACCGCAGGAAGGATGACGGAACCATCGACAAGGGGCCATACAGCCACGGACACGATGCTTGCCAGTATCTAAGCCTCTACACCCTCTGGAAACACAATCGAGCCGCCGCAAACGCACTTCCGACAAAGCGCAAGAGAACAAACCACCTTCCTGCCAGTAGCGCGGGATATTAAGGAGAGAGAATGATTAGGTATGACATCACAGCCGTAACCAAACGGGTAGAAAAGCCGGTAGAGATAGAGTGCGACATCTGCCACAAGGTATTCAATTGCGAAGAAGACAGCTATGACGTTCTTGAAGTTCAAGAATTTCATCATATAGAATTTCGTGGCGGGTACGGTTCTATTTTTGGTGATGAATCGTGGGTAAAGTGCGATATCTGCCAACACTGCCTTAAAACAGCGCTAGGTCAGTATTTGAGAATAAGCGAATAAGCATCACCTCACCCAACAAAGCGCAAAGGTAACGCCAATCAACACCATATCAGGGGGATTAAAATATCATGGCGAACCCAAGCGATTTCAAGCCGGAACAGATTGCCGAAGATAAACCGAACCTTACCGAATCTCAGCTTACCTCTCTTGGGCAAAAGCTCAGGGCCAAGTTCAAAGAGAACGAAACCCTCAGAGGTCCAAAGGAACTGGAATGGCTTGAAGACCTTCGGATGATTAACGGGGTTTACGATCCCGACGTTCTTTCCAAGATAGGAACCATCAGGAGCAAAGCCTATCCCAAGGTAGCAAGGTCGAAGACCATCTCCGTCGAAGCAAGGCTCCATGAAATCACAGACCCCGATATCGGCAAACCGTGGGAGATAGCCCCTACTCCCGAATCGGCAATCCCCGAAGAAGCCATGCAGAACATCGTTGACCAGATGGTTTTGGCAGAGGTGACGAACTGGCAGCAACAGAAGGCTCAGAACGAACAGGCAATGGCCTCCGGTCAACAGCCTCCCTTTCCCGACCTTCCTCCCGAGCCTCCCGTACCCAACGACGAAGAGATTCAGGAAGCTTTTAACGAGTATGCAAAACAGGCTTGCAAGAAGATGGAAGTTGAAATCGAAGACCAGCTTATCGACACGAAGTACACAGAGAAGAAGAAGAAAGCCCTTCGTTCCGGCCTGCATCTTGGAACTGGCGTAATAAAAGGCCCACTTGCGATTTACAAGGAAGTCAAGAAATGGAGATGGAACCAGGATGAGCGCAGATACGTTCTGGACACAAAGAGACTTCCAAGGCCGCATCTTGAGTATGTCCGCGTTTGGGATTTTTACCCCGACGCTACCGTGACCGAGCTTGACCAGTGTGAAGGCTTCTTTGAGCGTCACTGCATGACCAAGCACGAAGTCCACAAACTCGCAAAGAGGGGCGATTTCAACGCCGCCGTCATCAATGAATACCTCATTGCCAACCCTGACGGTGACTGCGTTTTCAAGTCATGGGAGCAGGAGCTTCAGAACATCGGGTCATCCGAAGGCGAACAGAAGAAGGGCCGGAAGTATGAAGTCCTTGAATATTGGGGATACGCGGACGGAAAGGATCTCACCGAATGTGGTGTTACCGTTCCCGATGACCGCCTCAACGATGAGCTTGAGGTCAACGTGTGGCTTCTTGGCGACAGGCCCATAAAGGCCGTTCTCAACCAGACCCCGAAGGGGGAGCAGCCCTATCACGTTTTCTACTTCGAGAAGGACGAAACCAGCATCTTCGGCAAGGGACTACCGAGGGTCATGCGGGATTCACAGATAAACGTCTGCGCCGGCACAAGGATGATGCTGGACAATGCCGCGATTTGCGCGGGACCGCAGGCTGAGATTAACACCGACCTCATCGACCCCAATCAGGACATCGAGAATATCGAAAAGTTCAAGATATGGCTGAGAGAAGGCCGCAACAACGATGCTACCGCCCCGGCTGTCAGGTTCTTCAATCCCGAGTCCCACATCACCGAGTATCAGGCCATCATCAAGCAGTTCCTCGACTTCGCAGACCTTGAAACCGCCTTCCCGACCTATATGCTTATCGAACCCGCCAAGTCAGGCAATGAGACAGCACAGGGCGCATCCATCCGAAGCGGTTCCACAAACATCACCGTGAAGGACGTAGCCAAGAACTTCGATGATTTCAACTCCGGCATCCTTGAGGGAATGTACGCATGGAACATGGACTTCAACGAAGACGAGTCCATCAAGGGTGACTACAAGGTGGTTGCCAAGGGTCTTTCCTCTCTCGTCGCCAAGGAAGTCAGGGCGATGGTTCTGCAACAGAGTGAACCCCTTATCGAAAAGTACAAAGCGTGGATTCCCGAGGAAGAGTTCGTTCAGGAGCTTTGCAAGGCGATGGATTTACCCATCAAGCTCAGGACGAAGGAACAGCACGACGCTTGGGTGAAGGAGAATTCCAACCCTGAGATGATGCAGAAACAGCTTGATATGCTTCAGGCTCAGATAGACGAGATGAACTCCAAGGCTCTGAAGAACACGGCAATGGCGAAGAAGCAGAACGTGGACGCGATGAAGGAAGCCAATGCCCCGCAGGAAGTCCCTGTAGTACCGTCAGGGCCGTCGCCAGAGGAAACAGAGGCAAAGATAGCAGAGATACATTCAAAAACCATAAAGAACCTCACAGCGGCACAGAAGGACGAAGCGGCAACAGAGGCGATCAAGAACCCGCCGAAAGCAGAAGAACCCAAGAAAGAGACCAAAAAGGAGAGAACAGAATGAGTCGCCAAACCCGCAGAGCCGTCTCAGAACTCAAACACAAGGTTAGGGAACACCTCGCTGGCAATCCCGTCTTCCGTTCCGATCTTTTGGAATGGATAGAGGCCGAAAAGGAACTCCATGTCAAGAACCTTATTGCCGAGAACAACGAGATAACCCGTGGCATGATCCAGATGCTCGACAGCATGAAAGAATCTTTCAAGATAGGAGAGTGACGAGTTATGGCAGACAACCTGAAACATTCTTCTGTCGGTCCCGAGTTAACTCAGGATGAATTTGAATCTGGAACCTTGCACACCATCGGTGGTGTCCCGGCTGGCATAGTCATCGACAACAAGGTTGACAAGGTATCCGGCAAGGGTCTGTCTACCGAGGACTACACTACGGCAGAGAAGGAGAAACTGGAAGCGATAGAGGAAAGTTCCGTTTCTTTGGTAACCGTCAAGGCCGATACCGATGTTGCCGATGCCATAGACAAGAAGCACTCCAACGCCCTCGACCATACCCAGGGAACCGATCAAGGACTCGATACAGGTGGCTTAAATGCTGTGACAGCCGCAGAAGTGAAAAGTGCTGTGACGAACTCACACGCCCCTGGTTCTGATAACCAAACCATTCCAGATCGGCTTTCCGACCTTTCCGATGACTCCACGCATCGTCTTGTCACCGACACAGAGAAATCAACGTGGAATGGGAAAACCGACCTCTCGACGGTCAAAGCCGACACGGACATTGCTTCAGCAATCAGCCTTAAACACATCCAAGGCACAGACCAAGGCTTAGACACGGGTGGAGCAAACGCTGTAACAGCCGCAGAGGCAAAGGCAGGATATGCCCATTCAGGTACGGCCCATGCTCCTTCTGATGCGGTATCGCTTTCAACGGTTAAAGCCGACTCCGACATCGCAGATGCAATCTCAAAGAAGCATGATGCCGTCACAGTCTCAGCCCCAATATCCTTATCCGGTCAAGCTCTTTCATTGGTCAATGATGCAGCGGCGGCTATCACGGAAATCGATACCGGAGCGTTGGCGAACTCTGATACAGTCATTCCCACGAGCAAGGCTGTAACAACGGCGATAGCAGGAGTCGGTGGTTCAAGCCAGCAACTATCTCACGGCAGACTCACTCTTGAATCCGGTGTCCCTGTCAGTACGACAGACCAGACGGCAAAGACCATCCTCTATTACACACCATATGTTGGCAACATAGTCAGCCTTTATTCCGGTACGGCATGGGAAGATAAGACTTTCACGGAAATCCATATTGACCTCACCGAAACGCAATCCTGCACGACTGTGAACGGTGATGCCACTCTGACTGTTGCCGATACCTCACAGCTTATCGTCGGGATGGAAGTATCAGGAACAGGAATAGCGGGTGGGGCTACAATAGCCAGCATTACAGACGCAACCCATCTTGAGATGTCAGCTAATGCTACGGCAGACGCCACGAATAACATAGTGTTCAAGATACCCGCTTCAAAGGTTGTCGATGTTTTCGCTTATAATGCTTCTGGTTCAGCAAAGTTAGCCTTTGGGCCATTATGGACAAATGTAACGACTCGTGCCACAGCTCTTACAACCAAGGATGGTGTCCCTGTTCTTTCAGGAGCATACTCAATTTCTGGTACATCTTATACAGAAGGCAAGCTCAGGTGGATTGGAACAATAGGAACAACTGCAACTGCTGGACAGACAGAAGATTCTGAAACTGGAAGGTATGTATGGAATAAGTATAATAAGGTACTTAAAAGCCTTCGTAGTTATAACTCTGATTCATCTTGGACGTTATCAGGAACAGTTGCTTATAGAGAGTACCAAAGTGGGACAAACCAGTTAAGGGCTAAGTTTATTCTAGGAGAGTACCAAAACTTTCTTCTTGTTATGCAGGCATTGTATCAAGGGGTTGATGCGGGTCAAGCAGCTGTATCAGGTATAGCTTTGGACAATACTTCAACGCCTCTTGGTTTAGGGGCTAGACTTGCAGTATCGGGAACGGCTTCTGGTTCATTTTCATTTTTATATCTTGGCCCAGCTCTATATTCTGGGATTATATCTAGTGGATATCACTATATTACTCAACTAGAGAATAATAGTAGCGGTGATACGACTCATTTACCATCTGGAGGTGTATTTGACCACATTCATACTCTTTGGGAGGGCTAAACGTGTTTTCTAATCTTATAAACCCGCTTCCTCTGCACAAGTCAATAGCAAATCTTGGTATTCCTATCGAGTCTATTGTCATAGGAAAACCAGAAGATAGGTCTACGTGGAAGATTGTTTTCAAGAATGACGCTACAAAAGAGCAGAGAACCCAAGCTCAGAAAATGCTTGACACTTGGGACCCTACAGAAAAAGTAACTACAAAAACATCAGAAGATAGAATATCAGAGCTTGAAGCTAGAATAGCAAAATTGGAGGAACAAATTGACAGAACAGTTAAAAAAGCTAACTGAAAATGGAAATAAGAAAGGGGAATAGCCCATGGCCTTCTTCCCCATGACCTTCCCGTTTTACTTTGACGAAGTTCCGGCTCCGGTCTATCCGCCTTTTCGTCCTCTGGCTGATGAATCTCTAAGGGCGTTCGGAACCATCCCTGAAGATTCGAGAATGTTCCTTGACCCTTCTTTTGTTCATCGTCAGGCAGAGGTAGAAATCGTCAGAGCATTTGCCGGTTCCCTCGATGGCAGAATATTCGGCGTTACCGCTGAAGATAGCAGGGATTTCAATGCTCCTTCTCCTTCTCGCATCTTTGGTATTACACCTTCCGTCTCTCGTCCCTTTGATGATGAACACGATGAAGGTCGTCATTAACTGCATTTGTGTTACGATTTCTCTTGACAAATAAGGCATACTTCTGTATAGGATATAGTGTATGATCAACAAATCAACATTAAGCGAGATTAAGAAAACCTTTTCGGATGCTGTCAAAAAGCTCAGGGATGGGAAAATCATACCCGACGACTTCGTTGGCAGTTTCCAGATCAATTGCAATTCAGGAGGGGTGACAAGAGTTGATGCGAACATTCCGATAAAATAGTTTTGTCGCACTCAGTTTAACCCTCTTCACGCCAGAAGAGACTATTAAACCCGCGAATATGACAGTCCTTAAACGGGATTGCCGTGTTCGCGGTTTTTTTTTATTTCAAAACCTTGGAGGATTCATGCCAGTAGCAAAAACAGATGAAACGACTGACACCGTAACCACCGGAGCAGAAGTCGTCACTGACGAGTTTGGCACAGCTTTCGGAGCTATGGCCGACGAGGTTACACCCACCGACAAACCTGCCGAAACTCAGCCTGAGAAGGATGAGGGGGCAGAGAAAGTCGATGAGAAACCCGACACGGAAAAGACAGTAGACGGTGAGGACGCCGCAAAGGATGAGACTGCCGACGCTACTGCCAAGTCAGAAACAGGTGCCGACGCAAAGGAAGTCCAGCCGGAGGAAGAAAAGCCGGAGGACTACAAGCACAAGTACGAAACCCTCAAGGGGATGTTCGACAAGGAAACCAAGGCTTTCCGCGACGAACTGAAGCAACTCAAGGAACAGCTTGCGACCAAGCAGGACACGCCGAAGCCCGAACCGAAAGACGAGGGCAAGGAAGCCGAAGAAGAACTGGCGAAGATGATCGAGGAAGATCCAGAACTGAAGGAGTTCGCTTCCGAATATGATTACCTGTCAAAGCCCCTTCAGAAGTTCCTTGGCAAGATAATCGTCAAGAGTAAGTCATCCGGTTCCAGTAACAACGAAGCTGTCAATGACGCTCTCAGGGAACTGCATCGCGTGACCATCACCGTGGCCCACAGCGACTTCGATGAGCTTATCAAACCCGAAGGCGAGGGTAAACCTTCCAAGCTGGAAGCCTTCGTCAAGAACTACACCGGGGCCGACAAGGACAAGATCGAACACGCCTACACCAACGGTACGGCTCGGGAAGTCATCGAACTGGTGGATGCCTACAAGAAATCCGTCAAGGAAGCCGAAGATGCCGCTTCCGCTGTGACCGACGAAGTAAAGGCGCAGCGGGAAAAGAAGCTCAACGACCTTGCAGCGGTTCCCAAGAAAGACGCCGCGATCAACACCAACACCAAGAAGAAGGCAGAAACCTTTGGCGATGCCTTTGCTGAGGAAGCGGCGGCGGCAAAGTAACCATTTCAGAGCATACGCCCTTGTGGTGTGTGCGACACAACATCAGGAGGTAACTCATGAACACATATGGAGATATAGGAGCGAGAACGGCTGGTAAAGTCTCTGCTCAGTTTCTTAAAAGGGGTATGCCCTATCTTTGCCTGGAGAAGTTCGGACAGAGCATTCCGCTTCCCGCGAACAGCACGATGGCGATGCTTTTCAGGCGGTACAACTCTCTCGCATTGGCTACTACGCCTCTGACCGAGGGTGTGACTCCCAAAGGCAAGAAGATCAGCGTCACCGACATCACGCTCAACCTGAACCAGTACGGCGACCTTGTGGAAATCACGGACATCGTGACAGATACCCACGAAGACCCCGTAATCCAGCAGATGCTCCCGGTTCTTTCCGAGCAGGCCGCGAAGACGGTTGAGACAATCCGGTATGGCGTCCTGAAAGCCTGTACCAACAAGTTCTACGCCAACGGTACGGCAAGGACGGACGTTAACACGGCCATATCCATCGCCAAACAGCGGAAAGTGGTTCGCGCCCTCAAGCGGCAGAACGCTTCTCCCATAACTACGGCTGTCAAGTCAACGCCGAATTTCAACACCGAGTCCGTTTCCCCGGCCTTCATCTGTGTGTGCCATACGGACTGTGAAACCGATGTTCGCGCAATGGCAGGCTTCATTGATGTTAAGGACTACGGTTCGGTCACGCCCTACGAGAATGAGATCGGTTCCGTCGAAGGTGTCAGGTATCTCATCTCCAACATCTTTGAACCCTATGCGGACGCCGGCGGCGCGGCAGGCACCATGATTACCACCACAGGCGTATCCGCAGACGTGTATCCCTACATCTTCATCGGCAGGGACGCATACGCGATATCGGCCCTCAAGGGTCAGTACGCAATCACGCCTTCGGTTATCAATCCCATGCCTACCAAGGATGACCCTCTCGGCCAGCGCGGAAGCATTGCGTGGAAAACCATGCAGGGTGCTGTCATCCTGAACGACCTGTGGATGGCTGTGCTTGAAGCAGGCGTAACGGAACTGTCGTAATCCCTGAATCCTTTAAGGAGGTAAGTAACCATGACTATGGCGAGACTCAACGATACAGTGTTTGATGAAGGACTGAGGAATGTCCTTCAGGGCTTCAAAACAATGGCCCTTTCCGATGGAGCTTTCGCGGAAGGCACGAACGATCACACGATCAAGTCTACCGCAACCGTCACCTATATGATCGACGGCCTTTTCTGTAGCAAGACCGCTACGGACAACATCGCCCCTACAGTCTGCGCTTCTCAGGCCGCAGGCAAGCGGTGTCGGTATCTCATCTCTCTCAACAGTTCCGGCACAGTGACCGTGACCAAGGGTACGCAGGTCACTTCTCTCACCACGGGCGGGATTACCACGCTGTCATGGGATGCCGAGCAGAAGAAGCTCTGTTGCTCTGCCGACAGCCTTGCGGATTTCAGTGCCAAAGACCTCATCCTGGTTTCCGGCTTCACGGAAAACGAGAACAACGGTGTCTTCACGGTTGAGGAAGTCGAAGGCGACGGCGGTTGGGTGAAGGTCCGCGAGAACGGGATGGTCACGGAAGCCGCTGGTGACACGGTTACGGTTCTCAGGGAGTCACCCCTCCCCGAGCTTCCCCCGAAACAGGCTCCTGTCTGCATCATGACAGTCACCACCGGGACAACGGCCTTCACCGTTGGTACCGACGACATCACCGACGACATCGGTACGGGTTCGGTTGCCTTCGCGGAAATCGGCGCGATGCCCACGGACTGTATGTAACACGATCATAACAAGCCCCTGCCCTTAAACAAGGCAGGGGTATCAATCATTACCCATAGGGGAGGTTTCATGAGTACAGG